TCGCTAATCATGTATCGCTCGTTGCCGGCGGCGTTACCGCGTCGATCGTCGGGATGCTGAAGTCATTTTCCGATACGGGAAGCGAACTACACGATCTATCCTTGGCGACTGGTATCTCTGCCGATCGTGACTTTGTTCGTCGCGATGAATTCGGCAATGTCGGCCTTAAAGTATTCACGCAACGCGGACGAGCTATCGTACAGAGCACGCCGGAACGGTTTGACTGCGGGCTGTTTCTCTGTACCGAACTCGATCGCAGCCGCGTAATAAAATGGATCGGTTTCGCCCTTCGCTGGATTCGGCAGCCGGCCTTCGTGCCTGGCTGCATACTTCGCGAATAGCTTGTCACGATTCGGCATAATCGCGATGCCCGCCCGCTTCGTGCTCCGCTTCAACGCCAGCACCTTGATTGATTCTTCCAGTGCTCCTGTATCCTTTGCCTCGTTGAGAATAATCCTCTTGGCAAGGGCTGCCACACGCTTAGCGCCGCGACGCAATCCGCCACGCACAAACTTGCGTTGTAACGCCGGCGGCATTTCGCGTAGCTTTTTATCTAGCTGCGGAAAGCCCGTGACAAATACTAGTTTTCCGGCCGCTGCCATTACGTTAATTCCTGAACCAACATTTGTAGTTTGCGATTCTGCTCGCCGACGTTCACTATTTGTTCAACGTGGAACATGCGATAGTTCTCGTCAGCGGTTGCATTGGTTTCATTGACCGCTACATCCCTGGCTAACTTCGCCCGGCAATCCGTTCTGATCGTTGCCGTGGTCGGCGTGTAATGAACGGTTAGCACGGACTTACGTGTAGAAGTTGTTTTTCCGGAGTCCGCGAATTCAAAACGCTGTGCGTAAATCTGTGCCGGCTCCAGCTTGCACCATGCTTTGCATACCTCTTCCCACTTATCCGTCTCGCCGATGAAGTGATCTAGGACCGGCTTCTGCCTTTCAAAGATCAACAACTTATTCATCACGAATATCCTGACCAATCACACAGACTCAGTAGCCTGTCTGTACACTTGCGGGCCGCGTCGACTTCGCCTTCTCCGTACAGCTCCGTGACCTTGGTTTTCATCGCTTGCACCGCGACGGGTGGCACGGCGGACAAGTCCGCATAGCCGGTAACGAAAGTTACAATGACCGCATCGGGCCGAGCGTATAGGCCGGGCATCGTCGACGTACTGGCCCATTCGATTACGCCACCGCCATCGGTCGACGGCAGCAAGTAGTAATCCGATCCCGCCAACGTCTGAAGCACGTTCGCGTAATCGTAATACTGAATCGACGTGAGGCTTATCAGCGGCGGCCACGGCAGGCAGAGCCTATCGGTCCACCAGCATTCACGCTTGATCGTTCGCGTTACCGCTTCGCGTAGCGTGCGTTGCGAGTAGCGTTCACAGTAATCGCGAGCCGCTCTAATGAGCGAAACGATTTCATCATCAAGAGAATCGTCGAACACTCGCAGATGCCTGCGAGTGTCCGCGACACTCAATAATTCGCCATCGGGTTGCGATGTTACTACGAGGGCCACTGTCAGCCCCCTTACTTCGTACCGGCGATGGATACGTTATCGTATTCGCCAGCGACCGTACCAGTGCCGTCACCAATTGTGCTGGTACCACCAGCGAGCGTGACCGGTACTTCCTTGGCGTGGTACAGAATTGCAATCGCCGACTCGGCACAAGCGTTGGCCGTGTCTTTGTCGACGTTCAACTGCGTGTACCGCTTCGACGGCTTGAAGTCCATAAACTTCACGTTGTTGTCGTCCGTATCGACGATCGTTTGCAGCGACCCTAGTACGTCGGCACCCGACGTCAACGTCGTTTCGTTGCTCGCCGCGTCGGCATGTTGACGGAAGATCGAATTCGTGCCGCCGGCTGCAATCGCGGCGAAGTGAACCAATATGCAGCACCGATCGAATCCCAAGTGATCGATAACGTCCGACGTGCGGTCCGCCGTGCCTGACGTGTAGCTCAGGATCGGAACAATCTTGCAGTCTTTGGGTAGGGAACGAATGTCCATTGCTATTATTGCTCCTAGTTAGGCGGCTGTTTTGTGACCGGCAACGGCACCGGCGGTTGACGTGTCACCAACCTGGTGACATTTGATGTCGTATCTCGCAGTCGCACGAACGGCGATTTGGTCCGTGGTGAAGCCAACGTGCTCACTCGTGGCGAGGCGAATCCCGGCACGCTCGCCAAGCACCATCGCATCGCCAAACGCACCGAACAACGCACATACGGTTGCCGCCGCTGCGGTCGTTGGCATCCGGTCCGACACAACAGCGGGATAACCCATGAACGTGTACTGCGGCTGACCGTTGATAATGTCCGAAGACAACGCACCGCCCTGGGCCAGCGCCAGTCGATCCATCGCTTGCCACTTGAACGCGGCAGAGCACAGCCACGACAACTGCATCCCACGATATACGTCGGATAGCTTGCTCATGGTTGAGGCGAAGTCGGTAACGTCTTGTTCAGCCCACGTATCGTGGCCAGTCGCAGCGGTTGCGATGCTCGCAGTTGCCGCGATGATCGCTGGCCGAATGCCCTGCACGCCGCCATAGGTTGACGTGCCATCGCCGGCAATACCTTCCTGGTCCTCTTTCAGGGCGAATTGGTGGCCCATATCGCTCGTGAGCAAGTCCATCACGCTCACGATTGCATCCATGTTCAGCTCGTTGCTGACGTAGGCCAGAATCGCCCGTTTCTTGGCGACTAGCGACACGCGAGCGAAGTCCAAGTCAGAAGCGGTGATGCTTCCCTCTTCGCCGGGATAGTACACGGTCGTGCCGGCCGTCTGCTTCAGGAACGTGTAGGTGTCGGATGACATTTGCACGATCCGAGCCAGCCGCCGCACAACGCCAACCTGTTCGCGGTAAACAATGATTGCCGATTCCAGCGGAGCGGGAACAAGATAGCCGCCGTCAACTGGATTGTTTTCGTTGAGCGTAGCCATCCAATCGCCGCGTCGGGCTGATAGTGCGTTGATTGATTGCTCGTCGCGTCGCACCATTGCCCGCAGCCACAAGCCGCAATCGTAGGCGTCGCGCAACGCTTGATGCTTATCGCCGCCGCCCTTGAACGCTCGCAAAGTCGGGTTCACAATCCGCACATTCGCCGGCAAAGCATGGCTACCATCGTGCCCGGCTTGCGTGCCGTTCGCGTTGTATACCGGTGCCGGCGTGTTGTTCCGTTGCGAAGTTGCTCGCAGCCGAGCTACTTCCTCTTCATGGGCGACTGCCGCCGCAAGCTTAACTTCCAGCTTGGCTAGCTCGCCAGTGTCTTTGGCCATGATGGCCGTGAATCGTGTTTGCTCATCGGCCGTCATCTCACGCTTATCGCGTTCGGCCAAGTTGACGAAGGCTTCCGCCTCGTCGGTAAGGTCGGCAATTTGTTGCCGTAGTACGTCTGAATTTTTCACGTCGGTTCCTCGCGTTGGGCCGGCGTGGTCGCAGAGATAGCGTGAGACGCCGGCACGGTGATACGTGCGAGCAAGTCACGCTGCGATAAAGATGGCAGCTAACTTTGCCGTTAACGACGGCCGCCGATAAAGATGGGCAGTGCCGTCGCCTTCAATCTAGCATGAGAATCGAGCTGCCCAACTATTGCGGATTGTAGGATACAATCACCGCGGTCTCTGCCGTCGCCATATCTGATCGGCCGGTACGGCTCGCGTTGTCTCGTTGCCACACTTGCATTCTAGGTATTGCTTCTGGTAATCGGCCGCACGGGTCGACGTGCGAACTCGCATCCGCTGGCCACACTTTTTGCAGGTGGAGTCGCTCATTTCTTGCGTCCGGTCCATCGCTTAGGCGCAGCCGCTTCCGCAACTGGTTCCTCGACTGGCGGTGCCGCAACAGCTTTCGCCAACGCCGGGCCGGTACACTTTAACACGAATCTGGCAGCGATTAAATCGTGGACTACGCTCTGGATTATTACCGTCCGACCATCGGGCACGGTGATATGTTCACCGACTCGCGGCCGATCAAAGAATGGCAATCTTTGCGGCTCTTCCGTTCCGATAACAACATGCATATTCATGCGAGGCCCCTTATTGATTGACGTGCCCGCGCTAACTCCAATGACGCACGGTGCAACGCTGTGGTTGTGGTTGTATGTTGCTCACTCGTTTGTCCGACCAACGCGGCAAATGCCAGCTTGGCGACGATCATCGCTTGGGCCATCACGGCTTCGACCGTCTTGGCCGCTACCGCTGATTCATCACCGACGCTATCGGCAAGTCCGAAGTCGACGGCCTCTTGTCCGTCGAAATAGGTAGTTGCATCCATCGCGGCTTGTACGTCCTCGATTTTCTTCCCCGTGCGGGCCGCGTACATACTGGCGGCCGAGTCGGCGTACTGCTTGGCCACCTTGGAAGCTGCCGCCATCTCCCGCCAGTCACCAACGGCAACCGACCACGGATTGTGGATCATCATCTTCGCACCTTGGGCGATGCGAACTTTACTATCTCGCGGTATCAAGATCGTGGCGGCCGACGCTGCCACGCCGTCGATCTTCGTTACCTTTTCCGCTTTGTACTCCGATAACAAAGTGTGAATGGCCACCGCGTCATCGACCATGCCGCCTGGCGAATTGATGCGAATCGTTAACTTGTCGATCCCGCGAAACGCTTGTAACCTATCGCGAACGCCTTTAGCAGTCACGGCATCCGGCCCAAACATTTCGCCGATGGCATCATAAATCCAGATCGTCGCTTCGCCGTCTTTTGCTTCTACTCGCATGATTATCCTTCATTGTGTTTGATGATTATGTTTGTAATCGGCGGCGGAACGTAATCCATCGTTGCCCGCAGCGACCACGTTTCACACTCTTCCGCTACCGCGTTGTTGATCCCGGCCGTGCCGTGCGTTTCGCACAACTTCACCAATCGCCGCTTGGATTCGACCGCGTGAGCGTTCCGCCACGCATCGCAATCAAACGGATGCTCTCCGAGAATATCGACCACGGCCAGCACCGTGGGACGCAGTACCTTATCGACTAGCGAAACGAGTCCGCCATCGGCCCCGTAATACGCCTCGATCCAAGCCGTAATGTTTTTGGCCTCTGCTACCGCACGCCGTACCTTTTCGCATTCGGCATGAACCACGTCACGTAGTCGCTGGTTAATCAGACTATCAGCCGACTTGCTGCCCGGCGGACGCCCGCCCGCGTTGTTCGCGTCATTCGCCGCCTTCGGGTCAATATTCGGGTTGCCGAATTCGTCGCCGCCTTCGTAGGGTTCCATATCTTCTTTCTCGCGAGCTTCGTTCGGATTCATCACCCGATTCTGAATAGCGATTCCATACGCCGCGTAACGTGTTGCCGTGTCGCCACGCAACAACGCTTCCGTAATCCAGCGGTAGTAGTAGCCACTTGCCCGCTGTGCCGGCGTCAGTAGCTTGCGTTCCCATTCCTCTTTGAATCGGTTAAGCCACCGCATCAACGAACCGACTAAGTATTCCTGCTGTTGCTGCTCTAGGTTGCTTCGCGTGCTGGAATGTTCCAGGCTGTTGAGCTTGAACAACGGCAGATTAAACAATGACGCCACTAGCTCGCGGTCCAACCGCCGTAGTTCGTTCGCTTGCGATTCTTCCATCGACAACGCAATCGCCTGATATTCCAGGCCGTCAACCAATACCGCAATCTTGCCGGCATTGTCGCTGCCTTTGTGAATCTCATTCCATTCCGTCCGCAAGTGTGTCCGCGCCTCCGGCGTCAATCGCCCCGCTGTTTTCAGCACACCGCCAGGCCGCGCACCATTCGCAAACGACCGATTGATATGCCGCTCGATTGCCAAGCCCTGGCCAATACAATTCTTGGCCACGTCCAATAATGACAACCCCCAAATACCATTAGTCGACAAACCTGGTATGTGACAAACCTCGTTGCGGTCGAACGTAAACCTAGCACCGCGTTCGCTCTTGTAGGTGTAAAAGAATTCGCCCGTCATTTCATCCGACAACTCAAAGCCAACGCGGTCGGGACACAGCGGAACTAACTGGATCGTGCGGGCCGTCGGCCGGTGAATCCACGATACGGAATTCCCCCACAACGCCGCCACCCACATTGCCGTCTCTTTGTACACACTCGGCAACGTCCACGGATTCGGTTCACTCCGCAAGCATTCAATCGCCGGCTCGCCTTCTACTTCGACGCTCTTGCCGCCCTGTTTCTTGAACAGCTTCACAGGCAGTTGCCCGAGGTCGCCCGCAAGTACGTTCAATGCTTTCCACACGTGGCAGTTGCCCAACGCGGTATAGCCGTTGACCCGCACGCCAGTATCATTGGAGATTCCCGGAAACGATTCGTACCAAAAGTCAGAACCGTTCGACAGCCCGAGCGCCTGAACGTCGTAAGCATCGCCGGTTGGATCGCAGATATATTGGCTAGTGTATGTCATTAAAGGGACAAACTCCCCGGTTGTTCGTAGATCGACGGCGTATCGTTACTGGTCATTGCGACGGCAATCATAAAGGCCAGCGACATTACGCCGTCGATCTTCTTGCTCCCCGAATTGTGCTCTTGCCGTACTGGCCGAATGTTG